TCAGTCAGGCTCGGCCATGGCGGCGGTGATTGCGAAGTGTTGAACCCAGCCTGCCAGGTAGGGCAGCCCTGTGGGGATCCCCTCCTCATGCTCGGTCTGGCGGCTGATGCGCCAGTCCTGCCAGCGGCGGATTGTGGACGTTATGACGGGCTCGAGCCCAATGTTGCAGCCCATCATGTTGCCGACCAGATCGTCCGCAAAGTGGCGGCCCATGCGGCTATCGAGAAAGTCGCGAATGCCAATCATCTCGTCCTCGCTAGCGGCGCGGATGGCCACTGCGATCATGGTAGAAGCGAGCGCCCAGACCTCGGCGCTGCGGCAGTCGCGCAAAGGGCAAACAGTCATGGCGCGAAAGAAGCCGTAATCCTCGTTGCGGCTGGGCAGAATGTCTGGGGCGGTCATCGGCCGGCTCCCCATTGAATCCAGCGGCCCTGCGAGAAGACATAGGTGTGGCAGAAGTCGCAGCGCGGTTCGGGATAGATCACCGGCGCGCGGGGCGGAGCGAAACAATCGAGCGCGTCAGTGCTGACGTGGCGGATTTCGCGGGCGGCAAGAATGTCCTCAGGCGTCCAACGGGCCAGCGCTGGCAGCATGTGAGAGGGATAGCCGTCGAAGTGGCAGTATATATGAGCCCATACGTTGGGCCCGGTCTGGATGGCGATTTGTGCGCGGGTGCTCATTGGATCGCCCTCACTTGTGCTGGTCGAGCAGCGCAAGGAGAACCGCCGCCATACCGCCGAGATATTCGCTGCGGCGGAAAACAATCTCGTCGATGTGCCCCGCATTATCGATCCCAGCGTCAACTGCGAGATCCTCTGCCATGTGTGGCATCAGGCGTTGGGCTTCAGCGTTGTAGCGTTCTGCAAGGGTCATTTTTTTGTCTCCGGTAAAGCGTGTCTGCGTGAGACTAGAATCGCTCTATCGCGGAGTGTAATCAACTCAATTAGATCGTTATTCCTGTTTATTTACAATGTGTTGAGGTCAAACCAATCGCCATGGAAGGACTGTCTGAACGCGCCTATGCCGAGCACACGGGCCTCTCGCGCGGGGCCGTGCAGAAGGCTCGTAAGAACGGCCGGTTGGTGCTGTTTGCAGACGGATCGATCAATGCGCAGGCCTCGGATGCACGCCGTGGCGAGATGACCGATCCTGACCAGCAGATGCGCTCGCGGGGTGGGTTGGGCGCTGGGGGCGATGGTGGAGTGATCGGGGGCGGCAGCGTCTCCGGCCCAGGCGAGAGCACGTCCTATCTGAAGGCGCGCACTGCGCTGACGGTTTACCAAGCCCAGGAGCGGCAACTGTCGATCCAGCGCAAGAAAGGCGTGCTGGTTGACCGCGCACGGGCGGAAACGCTGGTGTTTCGACTGGCGCGCCAGGAGCGCGATACTTGGGTCACTTGGCCCACCCGCGTATCCGCCCTGATGGCCGCGCAATTATCCGCAGAGATGGAGAAGGTATCGGGGGTGCCCGTGACAATCGAGACTGCGATCCTGCAAAGGGTGCTGGAAACCCATGTCCGAGAGCAGCTCAACGCCCTGGCAGACCTCCGCGTCTCGCTTGAATAACACAGATGGAGAAGACGACCACGACCTGACCGACGGTCTCGACCTCGGCTTTGACGGCGCCGAGGACATCCTGCGTGTCTGGCGGCGTGGCATACGGCCAGATCCGGACCTGACGGTGTCGCAATGGGCGGATGCGCATCGCAAACTGTCATCGCGGGCCTCGGCCGAACCCGGACAATACCGCACATCACGAACGCCATACCTGCGCGCGATCATGGATGCGCTGTCGCCCGGGCATCCGGCGCAGCGCATCACGTTCATGAAGGCTGCTCAGGTTGGGGCCACAGAGGCCGGTAACAACTGGATCGGCTTTGTTATCCACCACGCGCCGGGGCCCATGCTGGCCGTGCTGCCCACTGTTGAGATGGCCAAGCGCACATCGCGCGGCCGGATTGATCCGCTGATTGAGGACAGCCCCGCGCTGAAAGAGCGCGTCCAGCCCGCGCGGTCCCGAGATGCGGGCAACTCGATGTTGTCGAAGGAATTCCCCGGCGGGATCCTTGTGCTGACCGGTGCGAACTCGGCAACCGGCCTGCGGTCAATGCCCGCGCGCTATGTGTTTCTGGATGAGGTTGATGCCTATCCGGCTTCAGCCGATGAAGAGGGTGATCCAGTCAGCTTGGCCGAGGCTCGCACAACGACCTTTGCGCACAGACGCAAGGTGTTCATGGTCTCGACGCCTACGATCCGGGGGCTCAGCCGGATAGAGCGGGAGTTCGAGGCCAGCGACCAGCGGCGGTATTTCGTGCCCTGCCCGCATTGTGGTGCGATGCAGTGGCTGCAGTTCGAACGGCTGCACTGGGCAAAGGAGAAGCCAGAAACGGCGGCGTACCATTGTGAAGGTTGTGAGAAGCCCATCGTCGAGCACCACAAAACCGACATGCTAGCGCGCGGTGAATGGCGGGCGACGGCCGTGTCTGACAACCCGCATGCCATCGGGTTCCACCTCTCAGCGCTTTATTCTCCGATCGGCTGGAAAAGCTGGGAGCAGATCGCGCGGGACTGGCTCGCGGCCCAAGGCTCAGACGAGATGCTGCGCGCCGCGCGCAACACGCTGTTGGGCGAGACCTGGGTGGAGAGTGGTGAGGCACCCGAGTGGCAGCGGCTGGCCGATCGGCGCGAGGTGTTTGCCGCGCAGGTTCCGATGGGCGGGCTATTCCTGACCGCCGGGGCCGATGTGCAAAAAGACCGGATCGAGGTCGATGTCTGGGCCTGGGGCCGCGGGCTGGAAAGCTGGCTGGTAGATCACATCATGATCCCGGGCGGGCCCGATGATCCGGTTTGCTGGAACAAGCTGACCGCGCTGCTGGGCCGGTCCTGGACGCACCAGAACGGTGCGATCATGACGCTGGCAAAGCTGGCGATCGATACCGGCTACGAATCCGCAGCCGTCTATGCCTGGGCGCGCAAGCAGGGGATCGCACAGGTGGCGCCCGTGAAAGGCTTGGAAGGGTTCAACCGCGCCACGCCTGTATCAGGGCCGACCTTTGTTGATGCCACAGTGAATGGCCGCAAGCTCAAGCGCGGCGTGCGGCTCTGGACGGTGGCCACAGCCACCTTCAAGGCCGAGACCTATCGGTATCTGCGCATCGAGCGCCCGAGCAATGAAGATCGTGCGCTGGGCGTGGCTGATCCTGCAGGCACGATCCACCTGCCCGACTGGGTCGACAGCGAATGGCTCAAACAGCTGGTGGGCGAACAGCTCGTAACAATCCGCAACAAGCGCGGCTTTGCCCGTCAGGAATGGCAAAAGCTGCGCGAGCGCAACGAGGCGCTGGATACCCGCGTTTATGCGCGGGCTGCCGCATGGATCCTTGGGGCAGATCGCTTCGACGAGCGGATGTGGCGGCAGCTCGAGAAGCAAGCAGGTGTTGAGACCGTGACTGTCGCACCCACCAGCGAACCTGAGAGATCAAACAGCCCCCAAGCCGGGCAAGTGACAACGCCAAGACGGCGCGGCTGGAAGATCAGCACACCCCGATACATGGAATGACCGGAACTCTCATGACCCTCGATGATCTCAAATCTCGACACGGCGCGCTGCTGGCTGCGCGCTACAGCGGCACGCGTTCTGTCAGCTATGACGGCAAGACCGTGACCTATGGCACTGATGCCGAGTTGGCAGCCGCAATTGGCGATGTTGAGCGCCGCATCGCAAAACTGGAACGCGGCGCCGGGCGCATCATGCGCCCATATGCCGTGAAGGATCTGTGATGAACTGGCGGCAGCGCCTTGGCGCTTTCATCGGTGGGTTCGATGCCGGCCAGCATCATCGGCGCCTGCGCGGGTTCCAGGCAACACGGGCCCATGTCAACGCGCTGATCGCAGCCTCTGGTCCTGACATCACCGCCCGCGCGCGCTGGCTGGTGCGCAATAACGGCTATGCGGTGAACGCTGTGGAAAGCTGGGCCGCGAATACCGTGGGCGACGGGATCAAGCCGATATCAAAAATAGGGGACGCCGCGCGCAAGGAAGAGCTGCAGCGCCTCTGGCTTGCATGGACCGACGAGGCTGATGCGGAGGGGCTGACCGATTTCTACGGATTGCAGCGCCGCGCAGCACGCGAGGTGTTTCTGGCGGGTGAAGTGTTTTTCCGCATCCGCATGCGCCGCCCAAGCGATGGGCTGAGCGTGGCTTTGCAGCTGCAGATGCTACCCGCGGAGATGTTACCGCTGGAACAGACGGGGATCGCTGCCAACGGCAATGCCATCCGGCAGGGCATCGAGTTCGACCGGATTGGACGGCGCGTGGCCTATCACTTCTTACGTCGTCACCCGGGTGACAGCACCGATCCGGGACTGGCAGGTGAGATTGTCCGCGTGCCTGCATCTGAGGTCATCCACGTAATCGACCCCGTCGAGGGCGGCCAGCTGCGCGGTGTATCGAAACTGGCGCCAGCCATCGTGAAGCTGTTCCTGCTTGATCAGTATGACGATGCTGAACTGGACCGTAAAAAGGTTGCGGCGATGTATGCAATGTTTGTCACCTCGCCTGCGCCGGAGAACCCCCTTACCCCTGCCGACGATGATGAGATGCCTGCCGGGGTCGAAATCAGCCCGGGCCAGATCGTGCGGCTGGATCCAGGCGAAGATGTCACCGTCGGACAGCCTGCCGACAGCGGTGGAACCTATGAGCCATTCCAATATCGGACCTTGCTGCAAATCTCAGCTGCACTTGGCATCCCCTACCCCTACATCGCCAATGATATGGTAAAGGGGAATTTCTCGAACTCGCGGCTCGCCCTCATCGAGTTCCGACGGCGTGTTTCTGCCTGGCAGCATTCGGTGATGGTGTATCAACTCTGCCGCCCCGTCTATGCGCGCTGGATGGATGCCGCCGTGCTATCAGGCGCGCTGACCCTGCCCGGCTATGAAGCTAACCGCGCGGGGCTACTCACTGCGGATTGGCTGCCCACGAAATGGGATTGGGTCGATCCGCTCAAGGACGCCAATGCCGAAATCGCCTCGATCGAGGCGGGCCTCAAATCCCGAACCCAAGCCATCGCCGAGCGCGGCTACGACGCCGAGCAGGTCGACCGCGAAATCGCGGCCGAAAGGGCCCGCGAGCGCGCGCTCGGCCTCGATTTCCGCCGCCCGGGCTCTCCTGCGCAGGGCGTGCAGGCAGTGCCGGTCAACGACAACGACAGCGACAGCGAAGATGATGATGATGGCAGCGATCACACAGCCGATGACGTGACAGCGCGTTCTCGCACCGAAGAGGACCAATCCTGATGCTTCATGCCCGCATTGCCGCGCGCGCGTTCAACACGCCGCTGCTGGTTGAACCCTCCAAAGCGATGGCGTTTCTGTCAGGCCTTGGGCCGCGCATCCTTGGACGACAGGTTGAGCTGTCAGGCAGTGATGTGACCGATGCGCCCGGTACCGCCGCCCTACCCGCTCGCGCAAGCATTCTCGCAGGGAACCTCACCGAGCGCCTGCGCCAACATAGCGACACGCCCTACCCGGTTGTGGATGGCATCGCCGTGATCGAGATCGCGGGCGTGCTGATTCACCGGGGCAGCTGGATCGGGCAGTCGTCGGGCCAGACCAGCTATGAGGGGATCGCGGCCCAGATTGATGAGGCAGCAGGTGATCCGGCGGTGCGCGGCGTCGCCTTGGAAATTGATAGTTTTGGCGGCGAAGTCGCTGGTGTTTTTGATCTGGCAGATCGCATTCGTGCCCTCCGCGCGACCAAACCGGTCTGGGCCTTTGTGGCTGAACACGCTTTCTCGGCGGGCTACGCGCTGGCCAGTCAGGCTGATCGGATCTTGCTACCGCGCACTGGCGCTGTCGGAAGCATCGGTGTTGTTGTGATGCATGCCGATATGAGTGGCCAGCTTGATCAGGATGGCATGCGCGTCACGCTGATCCACTCCGGTGTGCACAAGGTTGATGGCAATCCCTACACGCCGCTGCCAGACGGGGTTCGTGCCGACATCCAGCGCGAGATCGATGTGCTGCGGTTTCTCTTTTCCGAGACCGTTGCCGCCGGCCGCGCTGGACGTCTGAGCCAGGAGGCTGCGCTTGCAACCGAAGCCGCGACCTTTCGCGGGGTGGAGGCCATCAGCGCTGGCTTGGCCGATGAAGTTATCGATCTCACACGCGGCTTCGTCCGCTTCCGAGAAAGCCTGTCGAGCCCATCGTCGACCGCGCGGCTGCCCCGCGCAACTCATCCCCGACCAAAGGAGACCGCCATGAGCGCCAACACAAATACCGCACAGGACAGCGAAGACTTCACCGAGACCAAAGACTTCGCACAGGAAAACCCAGATGAAACATCAGACCCACTGCCTGATCCCGGCGCGGAGCCCCAGCAACAATTGGAACCCGCACCAACAGCTGCGGCGCCCACGCAGACGCCAACGGCAAAGCAACCGAGCAATCTGGCAGAGCTATCGGCGCAACTGCGCGAAGCGGCAGCAGAAATCACGGACATCGCAGCACAGGCCGGTCGCCTCGGCATTGCAATTGATGCTGCGAAAGCACTCCGCGAAGGCACCGCCCCAGAAGCCTTACGTCGGCTAGTTCTGGAGCGCGCCAGCGCCGCAGCCGATGCCCGCGATATCGTCGCAGCATCACCTTCGCCGATTATCCCAAAAAACGCAGAGAGCCCGATTGTGGCTGCCGCAAAGAAAGCTGCCTCAGCCGGCAGTCGGCACTGAAGCGCTTACCACCCTGATACCTGACCGCCCACCTGATCCCCCGCTGCTCCTCCCCGGCGGGGGATTTCTTTTTGTCCCCCATATCTTCGGAGATACCCCATGTCCGTGCTGACCCAACCGCCCTCCATGGGCGATGTCCTCAAATACGAGCTCAACCCAAACTTCACCCGCGAAACGATCACCCTGCTGGCAGGCGCCGCCTATCCCGTTGGCGCCGTGCTCGGCCGGATTACCGCCAGTGGCAAATACAAACTTGCGACCTCGGGTGGCACGGATGGCGCGCAAACCGCAGCGGCTGTTCTGCTCTACGCAGCTGATGCCACGTCCGCTGACGCGGCAGGATTGGTTATCGTGCGAGGACCCGCCATCGTCTCAAAATCGGCGCTTGTGTTTGACGCCACCGTCGATGACGCAGCGAAGATTGCCACCAAGCACGGCCAGCTCGCTGCGCTGGGCATCATCCCGCGCGAGACCGCCTGATCCGGCAGATCTCCCTTCTCATCATTGCGCTTGCGCATATCACCCCCTCATTCTCCGGAGTTTCCCCATGACCATCACCCGCAACCCGTTTGACGCGGGCGGCTATTCGCTCGCCGAGATGACGCAGGCCATCAATATCCTGCCCAATCTCTACACCCGGCTGGGCCAGATCGGCCTGTTCCGCTTTGAGGGCGTCACGCAACGCTCCATCGTGATCGAACAGCGCGAAGGCGTCCTGAGCCTTCTGCCCTCCGTCCCACTGGGCGCACCCGCCACCGTTGGGAACCGCGAGCAACGTTCGATGCGCAGCTTCGCCCTGCCGTGGATCCCACATGACGATGTGATTTTGCCCGCTGATATCCAGGGCATGCCCGCGCTGGGTTTGTCGGACGCGGCCGACCCGCTGGTCGAGGTGATGAACCGCAAGCTGACGCTCATGCGCCGCAAACATGCCCAGACCCGCGAATACATGGAGATGAATGCGCTGCGTGGCATCGTGAAGGACGGTGCCGGCACCACGCTTTACGACTATTTCAGTGAGTTCGGTCTGGAGAAGATCTCGGTCGACTTCGTGTTCGGCACCGCCGGCACCAATGTGCAGGGGAAGGTCCGCAGCGTTCTGCGCGCCATGGAAGACAACCTGCTGGGCGAGACAATGACCACCGCGCATGCACTGGTCAGCTCGGAGTTCTTCGACAAGCTGATCAGTCATCCCAAGACCGAAGAGGCCTACAAGTTCTTCTCTGCCACCGGTGGCCAGCCGCTGCGCGAAGATATGCGCCGCGCCTTCCCCTTCGCCGGCATGCTGTTTGAGGAATATAATGGCTCCGTCACACTCTCGAACGGCACATCAGAACGGCTGATCCCCGCTGGCGAAGGGATCGCTTTTCCGCTTGGCACCTTTGACACTTTCACCACCTATGGCGGCCCTGCCAACCTACTCGAGACTGCCAACACCATCGGCCTGCCGCTCTATGCCCGCCAGATGATCGACGCTAAAGGCCGCTGGATTGATCTGATGACGGAAAGCTCGATCCTGCCGGTCAACAAGCGGCCGCGCATGGCGATCCGCCTGCAATCAGGCAACTGAGGTTGAACGGGTATGACGGCATTCCTTGCAGCCCTTGAACTTCTCTTCGCTGATCCGAACCTTGCCCATGATGCTTGGTATCGTGACAGCGAAGGGCAGTTCAGCCGTATCCGCATTATCCCGCGTCGCCATGATGATGTGACCACGTTCGGAGCCGCGCGTCTGGTCTCGGAAACGATGCGCTTTGATGTACGCGTCTCCGAGCTACCCGCGCCCCGCCCCGATGAACAGATCCTCTTTGGCGAAGAAACCTTCTTGATCCAAGGCGAACCCCTGCGTGATCGCGAGCGGCTGATCTGGACCATTGAGGCAACACCGGCATGAAGCTCGACCTCTCTGTCGCGGGCGCCATCGTCATCGCAATGCAAGCCGAAATCCTCGCAGGCGAAAAGGCAGTCACTGCTGCCATGCGCGCGGCGGGCGGCGATCTCAAATCCAACTGGCGCACCCAGATCACGCGCGCCCGTCTTGGACAACGGCTCGCAAACACGATCCGGTCCAAGACCTATCCGGCGGCGGGCGAAAGCTTTGATGCTGCAGCACTGGTCTGGTCCAACGCGCCTCAGATCATCGGGGCGCATGACACGGGCCCGTTGATCCGGTCAAAGGACGGGTTCTGGTTGGCGATCCCGACGCCAGCGGCAGGCAAAGGCGCCCGCGGCAAGGCGCTCACGCCCGGCGAATGGGAGAGGCGGCGTGGTCTGCGCTTGCGGTTTATCTATCGACGGAGGGGTCCGAGCCTGCTGGTCGCAGATGGTCGGTTAAACAGTCGCGGGCTGGGAGTGGCGTCACGGTCGAAAACTGGACGCGGGCAGAGTACTGTGCCGATCTTTCTCCTGGTCCCACAGGTGAAGCTCACGAAACGGCTCAATCTGGCGCGCGACGCTGAGCGCGCCCAGGCGGCGGTTCCGGGACTGATCGTGGCAAAATGGCTGGACGCAAAAACATGAGTGTACGCGAGTCCATCCTGACCGCCTTGGCGGACCTGCTCAGCACGATCCCGCATGTGCCTGTGCTGCGTGGAGAAGTTCTGCCGGAACGCATTCCGCCCGCGGGGCTGATGATCCTGCGTGATGGCAACCCGGGTGAGCCCGGCGTGACATTGTCGCCGCTGACCTATCACTTCCAGCATCGCTCCGAGCTTGAGGTCATTGTGCAATCGGCGACAGATCGAGACGCCATCTTCGACGCACTCTTGGCGCAAATCGGCGCTGTAATAGCGGCTGACCAAACATTGCGCGGGTTGTGTGACTGGGTCGAGGCCGAAGCACCCGAGCCCGTCGATCTTCCGGTAGAAGGGGCCGCATCCCTCAAAGCCGGGATCGTTCCGATCATTTTGCATTACGCCACCAGCGAAGCGCTGGCCTGACGACATTCCTGACATTCAAGGAGAGACACCATGGCACGAGCCCAAGGGGCGCGGGCGCAGATGGCGCTTGCGTTCGAGACAATTTATGGCACGCCGCCAACGAGCGGCTATACCAAGATGCCCTTTGCAAGCGCGTCGCTGGGGGCTGAACAACCGCTGCAGACCTCGGAACTGCTTGGCTATGGGCGCGATCCGCAGGCGCCGATCAAGGATGCGGTGACGGCGGACGGCAATGTCATCATGCCTATCGACACGGAAGCTTTCGGCTTCTGGCTGAAGGCAGCTTTTGGAGCGCCGACAACCACGGGCGCCGATGCCCCCTACACGCACGAGTTCCGTTCTGGAAGTTGGGCTCTGCCGTCGTTCTCGGTCGAGACAGGCATGCCCGAGGTGCCCCGCTTTGCGATGTATGCCGGCTGCATGGTCGACAGCCTCAACTGGCAGATGGCGCGATCAGGCTTGCTGACAGCCACGACAAGCGTTGTGGCCCAGGGCGAGGAGATCGCCACGAGCAGTGCTGCAGGGACGCCCGCCAATATCGCGCTGAAGCGGTTCGGTCATTTCAACGGGGCAATCACGCGAAACGGCGCAAATATCGGCAACGTCGTGTCCGCAGACCTGACCTATGCCAACAATCTCGATCGCATCGAGACCATCCGGGCAGACGGCAAGATCGACGGCGCGGACCCGTCTATTGCCGCCCTGACGGGTAATGTTGTCGTGCGCTTTGCCGATCAAACGCTGGTGACCCAGGCGATCAACGGCGCGGCCTGCGAGTTGGCGTTCTCGTACACACTGCCCACCGGTGAAAACCTGACCGTCACCGCCCATGCCGTCTATCTGCCAAGGCCGCGAATAGAAATCTCCGGCCCACAAGGCGTGCAGGCCACCTTTGATTGGCAGGCCGCCAGCGATCCAGTTCTTGGCCGCATGTGCACCGTGACCATTACAAATGACCGCGAGGTGTACTGACCATGCTACGCTTGAATCTCTCTACTGAGCCACGCTGGCTCGACCTTGGCCATGGCGTCCGCCTACTGGTGGAGCCACTGACCACCGCCATCATGTTGGCCGCGCGGAGTGATCCGGCGATCATCGCCGCGGCAGCGGATGCTGAAGGTAGTGCCTCCAATGATGATCTCGCGCGTATCGTGGCCAAAGCCGTGGCGCGCATCGTCGTGAAGGACTGGGAGGGCGTTGGCGACGAGGACGGCGAGCCTCTGTCTCTGACGCATGACGGCATCGATGCCCTACTGGAGCTCTGGCCGATCTTTGAGGCCTTCCAGACCACATACATCGCAGGCGCCCTGATACTGGATGCAGAAAAAAACGCCTGACCGCTCTCGCCGACTGGGAGTTCGGCGGGGGCGGTGAGTATTGTGCGGCGTGTCCCTCTGTTTGCGCGGAATGCCCGCGCAGCCTGCATGCGCCACGCACTCTCGAGGGCTGGCAGATCTGGGATCTGGTTCAGCGCCTCGGCGGACAGATCCGCGTTGCAGGTGGCATGAGCGGCGGCGCTGTGCTCGGCTGGGATATGGCTGCTGCCCTGCAACTCGGGGCGGCCCTCGGGCTTTCTCCTCTCATCATCGCAGAACTCTTGCCACCGATCGAGGCGGTGATGGTGCGCAAAACCAATCAAGAGATTGAACACAACCATGGCTGAAAAACGTGTCTCCGTCCGCCTCTCCGCGACTGGCGGGCGCCAGGTGCGCGCCGAGTTGGAAGGTGTGGGCGAGGCAGGCACTCGCGGCATGGGGCGATTGTCGCGCGAGCTGGACCAAGCCAATGCGCGGATGGCTGCCTTTGCGCGCCGGACCAAGATTGCGGCGACTGCTGCGGCCACAGCGCTGGCGGGTGCTGTCGTTGCGATGACCCGCTCGACCGTGGCTGCGGCAAATGAGATTGGCCAGCTCTCCCAGGTGGCCAATGCCAACCCGGAGCTGTTCCAACGCTGGGCGGCAGCCTCGGCCACTGTGGGGATCGAACAAGAAAAGCTCGCCGATATCCTGAAGGACGTGAATGACCGCGTGGGGGATTTTCTGCAAACGGGCGGCGGGCCGATGGCGGATTTTTTCGAGAACATCGCGCCGCGCGTTGGCGTGACAGCGGACCAGTTTGCGCGGCTTTCTGGTCCTGAAGCACTGCAGCTTTACGTCTCAAGCCTGGAGAAAGCAGGTGTCAGCCAACAAGAGATGACTTTCTATCTCGAGGCGATGGCGTCCGATACCACCCGGCTGATCCCGCTTCTGCAGAACGGTGGCGCCGAAATGACCCGGCTTGGGGCGCAGGCGCAGGCGCTTGGGGCGGTACTTGATGCGGATGCCATCGCGGCCATGCGCCGCTCAGAACTGGCACTGGTTAGCATTGGTCAGGTCTTCACGGGCGTCCGCAACCGGATCGCTGTTGCTCTGGCGCCCACGCTTGAGGCTGCAGCCAATGCCTTTGTCGCGCTGGCCTCTGCCACGAGCCCAATGAGCCGGGCCTTTGATGTGGTCCTTTCCAACCTTGACCGGTTGGCGATCTATGCGGGGACCTTCGCCACCTTTATCGCCGGACGCTGGGTGGCGGCAATGGCCGTTGCTGCGCTCTCAGTCCGCGGGTTGGCCACAACGCTGGTGGTTCTGCGCGGCGCGTTGATCCGAACTGGGATTGGGGCCCTAATCGTTGGCGCGGGCGAGTTAGTCTACTGGTTCACGCGCCTCGCGTCCGGCGCAGGCGGTTTTGGTGAGGCGATGCGCCTGTTGAAGGACGTCGCTGTTGAGGTTTGGGACCGGATCAAGATGGGCGCCTCGGCTGCTGGGGCACGCGCCACGGCGATGTTCTTTGATCTAAAATCCGATGCTGCCACCGGCATAGCGGGAGCGATTGAAAGTGTGGTCGCCTTTGGTAACGCTACGGCGAATACCTTTGAGGGGGCACTTCTCGCCATCCGGGAAATCTGGTCGCGCCTGCCCGATGTGATTGGCGATCTGGTCTTCTCTGCTGCAAACCGCATGCTCGACGGGATCGAGGCGATGCTCAACGGTGCGATTGCGCGGATTGATACCTTCACAGGCCGCATTCGCGATGCGCTTGCAGCGGTCGGCATTGAAACCGCCTTTGGCGAGATTGGCGCAATCAGCCTCGGGGATATCGCCAACCCCTTTGCGGGCGCCTCAGCGAATGTAGGGAGCGCTGCCGCTGATGCCTTCCGCCGCGCTTTCGCCGACAACCCCCTGACCGTTCCGGATCTTGGCCTTGATGAGATTGCAGCCGAAGCGCTGGCCACGGCCAATACCTACCGGCAGGCCGCAACTGATCTTGCGAATGGTGCGACAGTCCCGCTAACCTCTTGGACCGCACTGCGCGATGCTGTTGCGGGTGCAGGCGAGGACGGCGCTGCCGCTATTGACGAGGCCACAGCCTCTTCCGACAGGCTGAACCAAGCCGTCAGCGCAGCAGGCGGCGCATCTGCTGGCGCAGGAGCACAGATTCTCACCGGCTGGCGCGCGGTCTCTGATGCTTTGAAGTCCTATGCTGCGGATGCGCTGAACTGGGGCAAGGGCCTTGGAGAGACCTTATCGCGCGCCTTCTCTGGCGCCGAAAGCGCGTTCCGCAGCTTTGTCGAGACGGGCAAGCTCGACTTCAAAAGCCTGGTGCGTTCGATCTTGTCGGATCTGGCGGTGCTGGCCTTTCGTCGCGCCGTCCTGGGACCGATCGCGAATGCGCTTGGGGGTGTCTTTGGCGGTGGTGGGTCTGTTGCAGCCGTGGTCTCCCACAACGGCGGCATGGTGGGGCTCTCCGGCCATACGCGCGCCGTTCCCGCAGCGGTGTTTGCCGGTGCGCCACGGATGCATAGCGGTGGCACCGTGGGGCCGGTTGGCTCCTGGGCCGGGCTCCGCCCTGACGAGGTCCCCACCATTCTGCAGCGGGGTGAACGGGTTTTGTCGCGCGCAGAGGTCGCCCGCGGCGGAGGTAGCGCCATTCCTGTGGCCGTAAATCTCAATGTCGATGCCCGCGGTGCGCAGATGGGGGTGGCTGAACAGATTGCGGCGGCGATGCGCAGCGCACAGCCCGAGTTCGAGCGGATTGCGCTGGCCGCTGTAGGCAACGCCATGCGCCGGGGGCGGCTGGCATGAGCGTGATTGTGGAGCTGCCCCGTACTTGGGTCGCAAGCCTCGAGCGGCGCTTGGTGACAGCCACCAGCCAGACACCGTCCCCGTTTACAGGCAGCATGGAGGTGCAGGACTGGGGCGGGGAATGGTGGGAATATGATATCGAATTTGCCGCACAATCCGGACCCCTCGCACGCTCGGTTGGTGCTGCCCTGACGGCGCTTGGATCGGGCAGAGGCCTGCTGCTTTTTACCGATCCCGCAATTGAGCCGAAGGCTCTGGCGCATCCCATCACGCTTGCGGCACCTGTCTCAGGCGGCAACGTTGTCCAAACACTGGGCTGGCCTTCTGGCCTGCCGGCCGTTGCCTCGGGTGACTTTCTCTCCATGGGCACAGCGCGCGACACCCGCCTGCACCAGATCGCCTTTGATGTAACAGCGGACATCAATGGATTGGCGACCCTGACGATCTTTCCAGCCATTCGCAGCGCGCTGCCCGCCAACACAGCTTTAGAGGTGAACAGACCGCAGGTGCTATTGCGTCCTACGACGTCGGTTCCCACCCGCATCGCGCGTGCAGCGCGTCACCAGTTTACCCTCTCAGCACGCGAGGCCATTTGATGAGCCGCGACCTCACAGCGGCATTGGCCGATGCGCTTGACGCGGCAGATCTCAGACCAGCCATCTTGTTTGAAGGCGCCTTTCCCTCCGGCATGGTGCGGATCTGGACAGGGGCTGGCTCTGTGGAATGGGACGGCAAGACCTGGACCGGCGTCGGTGTGCTTCTGGGGCTTGGTGCGCTGGAAGAGACCTCGGATGTTGTGGCTACCGGGACAACGGTCTCGCTCTCAGGCGTGCCGCTTGATCTTGTGGGGCTTGCGATTGATGAGGCGCGCCAGGGTCAGCCGGGGCGCATCTGGCTCGCCCTTCTGACCGAGGATCGTCAGATCATCGCTGATCCCGTGCGGGCCTTCTCGGGCCGCCTTGATGTGCCGGAGATCCAGGAAGATGCGCAAAGCTGCCGGATCACGATCAGCTATGAAAGCCGGCTCATTGATCTGAATGTGCCGCGCAACTGGCGCTACACCCATGAAAGCCAGCAAGTGCTCTTCCCGGGCGATCTGGGCTTTGCGCATGTCACGGCCATCCAGGACCAAGAGATCACCTGGGGGCGTGGATGATGGAACGGAACAGCGTTGCCACCCACATCGCCGACCGCATCCCGCATTGGGAACAGCTGTTTGCCACAGCCATCACAGAGGCCCACACGCGCCCCTTCGCATGGGGCCAGCATGATTGCGCGACTTGGGCCTTTGATCTGCGCCGGGATCTGACGGGTGGCCCGGACCATGCCGCGCTTTGGCGGGGGCGGTACCGCACGCCCGGCGGCTGCCAGCGAGTGCTGCGCCGGCTGGGCTGGAAGACGCTCGAAGAAGGTGGGCTGGCGCTCTTGGGCGAACCATTGGCTGACCCACGCCTATCCCAACGTGGTGATCTGGTTCTGGGCGGAGAGCCTGAGGCCTTTGGCGTTGGCATCGGCGCGCGGGCTGCCTTTGTCTCGCCTGACGGACTGGTGACCCTGCCGCTCAACTCTTGCCGTCTTGCTTGGAGAACCTGATCCATGCCACCCATTATTCTTGGCGCCGTGGCCCTTGGCGGTGCGGCGATCGCGGCGGGCGGCGTGGCGGCCGCTTTTGCAGCGACGGGTCTGATCGGCTTTGCCGCAAACTTCGGCGCGTCGATGCTACTCTCAGCGGCGGCGCAATCGATGATGCCCAAGCCCTCGGTGGGCCAGATCGCCTTGCAGGCCCGCACGGTGACCGTGCGCGAGCCGGTGATGCCGCGCCAGATGGTGTATGGCAGGACGCGCAAAGGAGGTGTGATCACCTTCCTGCATGCCACAGGGGACAAGGACAAAGACCTGCACCTCATCGTGGTGCTGGCCGCCCATCGCGTGCAATCCATCGGGGCTGTCTATTTTGAGGGCGAGATGGCGCTCGATGCCGCCGGAACGGCCCAAGGCAGATGGGCAGGTAAGCTCGCGGTTGAGAAACGCCTCGGGCATGACGATCAAAGCGCATTTGCGGGGCTGATCACAGCAGCACCTGATCTCTGGACGGCAGCCCATCGACTGGCGGGCTGTGCTGCAATCTATCTGCGCCTGACCTATGATCCGGACGTCTTCCCGAGCGGGATCCCGAACATCACGGTCGATATGAAGGGCAAGGACGATATCTTTGATCCACGCACGGGCGCGCGCAGCTATTCCGAAAACGCAGCCCTCTGCGTGGCAGATTATATGGCGCATCCCATCTTTGGTATCGGGGCGGGCATCGGCGCGCCGGATGGGATCGAGACCGACAGCCTGATTGAGGCCGCCAATATCTGCGATGAACAGATCGCGCTTGCAGGTGGGGGCTTTGAGCCACGCTACAGCTGCAATGGGGTGGTCTCGCTCTCGGAAACCCCCAAGACCATCATCGAGGCGATGTTGACCGCCATGGCCGGGCGCTGCATCTGGCAGGCGGGTCAGTGGCGCATGCGTGCAGGCGCCTACCGAATACCATCGAGCCTGCTTACCGCGGATGATGCGCGCGAGGGTGGTATGACGCTGACCACGCGCCAAACCCGCGCTGCAAACTTCAACGCGGTGCGCGGCCAGTTCGTGAGCCCGCAGAATAACTGGCAGCCCGATGACTTCCCGGCCTATGCCTCTGAGGCTTACCGGGTCGAGGATGGCGGCGAGCAGGTTTGGCGCGACATTGCGCTACCCTTCACGATCTCAGCGGCAATGGCGCAGCGTCTGGCCAAGATCGAGCTGGAGCGCGCGCGGCGGCAGATGAGCGTGCGTCTCTCCGGCAAGCTCAAGGCCTGGCGTGTGGCAGCCGGCGATACGACGCTCTTGCGCTATTCCCGCTGGGGCTTTGGTGGGGCGGATCCAAATGATGGCAAACCTTTTGAGGTGGAGGCCGTCCGACTGGACCTGACCCAGCTCGAGTCTGGCCCGCGGATCGCGCCAGAGCTTTTGCTGCGTGAGACCTCGCCCTTGGTCTATGACTGGGACGCCTCTGAGGAACAGATCTATGCGGCCGCCCCGCGCACCACGCTGCCCTCGGCCTTTGACATTGCACCGCCTGGTGCGCCGCAGGGGGAAGAAGAGCTCTACGTCACGCGGGACGGCTCGGCGGTAAAGGTGCTGTTGCGGGTGCGTTGGACTGCAGCCCAAAGCGGCTTTGTTGAGAGCTATCAGTTCGAGGCGCGCCGCGATGGCGGCGATTGGCAAGATTACGGGCGGACGAGCGGTACGCTGATCGAGCTGCGCGACATTGCGCCGGGTCAATGGGACTTCCGCGTCAAAGCACTCTCTGTGCTGGGTGTCTCCTCGCCCTGGCGCGAGGGAACGCGTGAGGTGGTGGGGCTGACAGCCCCGCCGGCTGCCTTGGAAGGTCTGACCATCCAGTCGGCCGGTGGTCTTGCGGTGCTGAAATGGCAGCGAGCGGTCGACGTCGATGTGCGGGTGGGTGGCAGCGTCATTATACGTCACAGCAAGGATGCAAATGCCTCTTGGGCGAACTCAACGCTGATGGACCGTGTCTCGGGCGGGGAGGCTATCGCGGTCGTGCCGCTGAAGCCCGGGACCTACTTGCTGCGGGCCGAGGATAGCGAAGGTCGGATTGGTCCCGTCAGCACGGTAACGACCAAGGGTGTGCAAATCCTGAGCTTTGCGCAACTGAACACGCTTGCGGCGGACCCGTCCTTTCCGGGTCCCAAAACCGGTCTCTTGGCAACGGCTGGCACACTTAAGCTCGAGACGGGGACAGATGCCGCGGGCAGCCCAGTCGTGCTGGCGACGGAGGGGCTTTATCAGTTCGGGACACGCCTCGACTTCGGAGCGCTGCGGCGCGTGCGCCTACGCTCGGACATCTTGGTCGGCGCCTCGGCGCTCTCTGATTACATCGACGACCGCATGACCCCGATCGACAGCTGGGCCGACTTCGATGGCTCGGAAGGAGCTGATATCGATGTCGTCCTCGAGGTCCGGGAAACCGATGACGATCCAGCGGCCAACCCCGTCTGGGGTCCATGGGGCAGGATCGACAACAGCGAGATCGAAGCGCGCGCGGTCGAGGCGCGGGCCTGGCTCAGAACCAGTGATCCGGCTTTTACGCCGATCGTCTCGGAATTGCGGCTCATAGCGGATGAGGTGGCATAGTGTCTCAAGCACCCAGCTTTGTGATCATCAACGACAATGGCGCGGCGGTGCGCGCGCAGATCAACCAGATCATCGCAGCGCTGAGATCGACCAGCAGCGGCGCGACTGCCCCAACAGCGACCGCGCCGGGGATGCTTTGGGTCGATACAAGCACCACACCGCCAACCCTCAAGATCCGCAATGGTGCCGACAGTGCCTTTGAGGCGTTGCTCGACGGCGGGGACTATTAAGCCGGGCCGCGACATCGGCCCGAGACCATCCAATACGAAAGACGGCGGCCATGCAGGACCAGAGCTTTATCGAAATGATCAACAACCTGTTTGGCGGCGCAGTCACCACGCTGATCGGGGCATTCACGGGGCGGCTGATGTATCATTCAGGGGAGGTGAAATTGGGCAAGCGACGCTTTTTTGGCAAAGAGCTTTTGTGGGAAATCCCTGTAGCCGTCGGCATGGCGCTCATTGGTGATGCGGCGGCCAGCTATATGGGCCTGACCCAGCCAGTCAGCACGGGGTTTGTGGCGACGCTGGCGTATCTTGGGCCGCGGGGTGCTGAAACACTGCTCGCGGCTTGGCTGGGCAAAAAGAAATAACCTTTCTTTGACACGACCGAAATTGCACACCGCCGCCCCTCAAGGCGGCGTTTTCTTTTCCATGGGGAGACGACCATGACACCATTTGAGATTGCCCGCGGCTATATCGGCACGACCGAGGGCCCCGGCCCTGAGAACAACCCTGCCATCGTGGCGATGTACGCCTCGGTCGGGCACGATTGGGTTGAGCATGACAGCGTGGCTTGGTGCGCGGCCTTTGTGGGGCACTGCCTTGAGCGGGCGGGCATCCGGTCAACGCGAAAGCTCACCGCGCGGTCCTATCTGGACTGGGGCATTCCGGTCGAGATCGCAGACGCGCAGCCCGGCGATATTGCTGTAATCCCGCGCGGGACCTCCAGCTGGCAGGGACATGTGTTCTTCATTGACCGGATCGACGGGCCATGGGTTTGGGGCTTAGGCGGCAACCAGTCCGATGCGGTCAATATAAAGCGCTATCCCGCCTCCAAGCTCTTGGGCGTCCGACGGGCGGGCAATGTGGCTCCTGCTGCCACGTTGACCGTTCGCGATGTGCAGACCCGCCTGCGCGCGCTTGGCTATCACGAGGTGGGAGCGGTTGACGGTATGATCGGCCCCCGCACCCGGGCCGCAATCCTCGCCTTCCGTGATGACCATGCGCTGCCGCTGGTGCCGATCATTGATGTGGTGTTCGAGGAGGCTCTGAAATTAGCGAACCCGCGCAACGTTGCGCCTAAACGGGCGGCGGGTGCACCAGAGGACAGCCGCATCGTGACGGCGGCGAATGCGCAAATCGGGCTTGGGGTTCTGGGGGCCGCAGGCTCCATCACCTCTCAGATCGCACCGGCATTGATTGAGGCCGAACAGGCCCGGGATACAGCCTCCCGGATCTTCGCGCTCGCAGGTCTTGAGGCGTGGCTGACCGTGGCCTTGCCATGGATCGGGGTGGTGATGTTTGTTGGTGTCATTCTCTATGCGCTGAAGGCACGGTCCGCCCGCATTGAAGATCACCGGGCAGGACGCACGCCATGATCGGCGTTGTCCGCGTATTCCTGAGTGGCTTTGGTAGGCGGGCTGCGTTCTACGGCGCCATGGCTTTGGCCGTCTTTGCCGCCCTCTGGATCGCCTTCCGCCAGGGGCGCCAAGCAGCCGAGGCCGAATTGGCCATCCGCCGTGCCGATGCGCGGGTCAGATCAATGCAAACCTCAAAGGACATTCGCCATGCCGTGCAAAACGCTGACCGCGCTGATCTTGAGCGCCGCGCTCACCGCTGGATGCGGGATTGATCCCCGAGGCTTGCGGGACGATTGCGATTGGGCAGAGCCTATTCAGCCGTCGCGCCATGATGTTTTGAGTGACGTGACGCTTGCGCAGATTGTGGCACACAACGAGGTCGGCGCGCGCCTATGCGGGTGGCGGTCCTGAAATTGATCTATAGCTTTCAGTTGCGGCCGCAGCACTGCTTGTATTTGCGACCCGACCCGCAGCTACATGGATCGTTTCGGCCGGGTCGCAGGCCTGCCTGAAACGGCTGCCCCGGCAGGTTGGCTGGAGCCTGTCCCGCGAGTTCGGGGCGAGACTGGTGAAGGATTGTTGCCACGCAATTTGGGATCAAATCAGGTGCCTCGAGGTCGATCTCGTCGATCTCCTCCTCCGTGAATTTGCTATTTCCAGTATAAATGTCTTGCAGCGCCATCATGAAAATCAGTGTGGCCTTTGTTTCTTCATCGGCAGCGTCGAGCAGGTTTGACCAGGCATCCGGTCTGAGGCCCATCGCGCGGGTGAAGCCATCGATCCAAGGCTCCCACATCGTCTCGTCGCTGTTGGGGTCAATCTCATAGATAGGTTCAACCCAGAGGCTGCGGGTTATCGCGTCGGCAACGGAATTGTAATGTGCCATGACGGCACCAATGGTTTCTTCTGCCGTCTGCTGGTTAGCAAACGCGGCATCGCCGGTTTCTCCCCAGACAAGGGGCAACCATTCCGATGGTGGGATCATGTCCGGACAGGCCAGAACGCCGGTCACATATCCGTCCAGTTCGCTGAGCGTCATGGGCATGTTCTGAGTGGGCAGCGCATGCAGCAACTCGCTCAGGTGATCGAGGTCTTGATCGGATTGTCCCATGTAAATTCTCCCGGCATTTCCGGGTGTTTTCTATCCTCGCGTTTGCCAAGTCGCAATCCGGCGCAATCCCGGCATTTGGAGCAAAACATGACGACCACTACTGTGACGGAGGGCCCGGCTGTTCTGATCGGATACGCGTGGCGGCTGCAGATTGAGGCGGAAGCGCCGGTCTTTGCCGAAGGTGCAAGCTATGCGGGGCAAATCCGCGAGCGACAGAATGCCGCCGAGGTTTTGGCCACGCTCACCAGTGTCGATCACGGGATCATACGGATCAGCGATACGGTTCTGGAACTGGCGCTACGTCCCGAGCAAACTGTAGGCCTCCCGCCCGGACGCGTCATGCTTGATCTCGTGCGCACCGATCTCGCGCCCGATCTGCATCTGGGCTTTCTCTTGGAACTGCCGGTCATCCTGCCGGTGACGCGCGGGCTTGCAACATGAGCTACGTTTTACCCCAGATGGGTCCCATCACCCTCACAGCACCTGTGCGCCTACGGGTCGCGAGTGGTCCTTACCGCATCCGGATCGGCGGCCAGCCCGGGCCGCAAGGTGCGATTGGTCCGCAAGGCGACAAGGGCGACCAAGGCGATCCCGGCATCACCATCCTACCCACCGACACACCTATCAACGGAGGCTTCTTCTGATGGCCAATACGATCCAGTTCAAACGCCGCCAGGCCGGCAATGCCGGCGCGCCCGCCGCCCTGAAATCCGGTGAGGTCGCTCATAACGAAGTCGATGACACCCTTTATATTGGCAAGGGCGATGACGGCGCAGGTAATGCCACAGCCATCTTGCCGCTGGCCGGACGCGGGGCTTTTGTAGATCTGACCGGGGCCCAGAGCATTGCGGGCGCCAAGACCTTCGCGGTGGTGCCCAAATCGAGCCAGGACGCGAGCGCCAGTACCGATCTTGTGCGTAAGTCGCAGTTCGATACCGGGCTCGCAGGCAAGGCCAACAGCGCGCATACGCATTCGATCGCGCAGGTGAGCGGTTTGCAGACAGCACTTGATAGTAAAGCCGCAACTTCCCACAGCCATGCCATTGCAGATGTGACGGGGCTGCAGACGGCGCTGAACGCCAAGGCCGCACTCGCCTCGCCTGGCTTGACCGGTACGCCAACGGCCCCCACAGCGACCGGCGGGACCAACACAACCCAGATTGCCACCACTGCCTTTGTGCAAGCCGCGCTGACGGGCTTTGGCGCAGGCGACATGGCAAAAGCGACCTATGACACCAACAACAATGGTAAGGTGGATGCGGCAGAGGCCGCTGACAGCGTGCCCTGGACAGGGGTGACGGGCAAGCCCACGAGCTTTACGCCCGCAACCCACAGCCACGCGATCGCGCAGGTCACCGGGCTGCAGGCGGCGCTTGATGCCAAGGCAGCACTTGCCTCGCCGGCGCTGAGCGGCACGCCCACCGCGCCGACACCTGCTGCCGGGACCAACACAACCCAGCTTGCGACCACGGCCTTTGTTGCGAGCGCGATTGGCGCGCTGGTCGATGCCGCCCCCGGTGCGCTTGATACGCTGAATGAACTTGCCGCAGCCCTAGGCGATGATCCGAACTTTGCCAGCACGGTGACCAATGGGCTGGCCGGCAAGCTGGCTGCAGCCTCCAACCTCGCGGATCTGCCAAACAAGACCACGGCACGCAGTAACCTTGGGCTTGGCTCTCTTGCCACCCAAGCGGCCGATGCTGTGGCCATTACCGGTGGCAGCATCACCGGCATCACCCTTGACGGCGGTACGTTCTGATCCGCCTTGATCCTTGCCTCACATGAGGCTGAACCGCAGGAGGCCACATGGCCAGTATCATTCGTATGAAACGCTCTTCGGTTGCCACCAAGGTGCCAACCACGGCTCAGCTTGATCTGGGCGAGCTCGCAATCAACACCCGCGATGGAAAGCTCTTTCTCAAGCGCGCCGATGGCACAGAGCAGATCGTCGAGGTGGGGGCCCGCTGGGGTGCCTTCACGGCACATGCCAGCGGCACGACCCTGACCTTTCGCCACAACGGCACCAATATCATGGTGCTCGACGCCTCGGGCAATCTGACTGTGCTGGGCAATGTCATAGCCTTTGGGAGCCCGTAACCCATGCCGCTTCCTACCACAGGGCCGCTCTCACTCTCGGCCGTTAATACCGAGCTTGGGCGCCCTGCCACCGCAACCATCTCGCTTGGGGAAGCTGCCGTGCGCGCGCTTGCAGGCGTGCCGACTGGGCCCATCGGCAAACTCAGCCTCAGGGGCAAGTCTGCGCAGTTCTCGCACACAATCTCCGCGCATCAGCTGCATCTGAACTTGCGCAACTATCTTTTGGGCCAAGGCTGGGATGGGGCCTCCGCCGCGAGGGTCACAATCGCGTCCGGCGTTTACATCTGGTCAGACAATACCTCGACTCCCGCCCTCGATATGGGTGGCGCCTTCCCCGGCGGGCTCACACTGATCAACAACGGCTTCATCATGGGCAAGGGGGGAGACGGTGGCTTTATGCAAGGCGACCGTGTCACTTACGTCGCGCCAACACCTGGTGGGCCAGCCATCGCCCTGACCGGTCCGATCAGCATTGATAATGCGGGCGGCTATATTGGTGGTGGCGGTGGTGGCGGTGCTGGACAATCTGGCGAGCTTTTAGCGATCTTGAACGTACCTGCACACAGTCCCGGTGGCGGCGGTGCTGGTGGTGGCCGCGGCGGGGCTATGCCTTACGGCAATACAGATGGCACTGTACTGGGCTCCTTTGGTGCGGGTGGTGCAATCGGCCAGCCAGGATCAGTAGCCACGGATTCAAACAACTGGGCCGGAGCAACCATTGCAAGCCATGGGGGCGCGGGTGGTGCAGGCGGCGCTGGCGCCCAACAGGGCGGCGGTCTTTAGGAGGAAACGAGATGGGTGGAGGAAGCGGTAATCCTGGACCGTTCAAAATTGGCGGAATATCAGGTCAGGGCGGTGGGCGTATTTTGCCGGGGACTGGCGGTGGCGTTGGGGAGCTGATTATGACCAGCCCCCGGTTACAACCAACCCTTTCGCCCGGTTATCCCGATTACCGACCGACCCCGCCTTACGGCGCTACTTTTCAGACAGTCTTCGCAGCGCCAGGCGGCGGGCCGGGGCAATCCGGCAAAGGAGATTTATTTGCGGTTTATGTCGGCACAGATGGCAACACTACCGCGGTTGCCGAACGAACAGGCGCTGCTGGTGGTGGGGGCGGGTGGGGAGCAGCAGGCGGAACCGGGCTAGGGCCTTCGTCGGTCGCCCTTGAAGTCGTGGCTGGCGGCAACCCCGGCGCTGCCGGCGGCAAAGCCATCAACACCAACGGGCATGCCGTCACATGGCTGGCCGGATCAGCTCGCACATATGGAGCAGTCGGATGAAAACCACATTGCAATTCTTCAAAGACATGGGCGTGTGCGACGGCGCATATCAGACATTGCAGCGGGTCTTTGACGCGGCGGGTGTGACGGAGTTCGACTATGCGCAAGGGTATGAGGTCATGCTGGGCATGATGGAGACAATTGAAGTTGATGCAGCCCAAAGTGCGGACCCCGACCACGCGACAGCCGAAGGGTGGCTGAAATGGTGTTACGATCTGCGCACGCGCCCCGAGGCCATCATGTATTTTGGTGATCACATTGCAGAAAACGTCTTCCGCACCGCCGATGGGCAGATCCATGAAAGCCTGGTCGCTGCTCGGGATTACGATCGACGCCGCTTCGCCGCGTTAAAGCAGGATCATGCCGCGGCGCGCGTGATAAACGGTGTGCGCATCGGCGATGACGGTGCGGAGACTTGGGAACTGGTCGATCCCGCACGCGATGATCTCGCGGGCTTTGATGCCTTCATCTGGCATGACAGCACCACGGGGCTGAACCATCGGACCGACAGCATTGCTGATGCCGTGGCGTTCAATGCCGCGCAGGCCAAGATCCTTGATGCGATTGATGCCGCAGAAGCCGCGGCGCGGATCGAGCAAAGGATCACAGACGAAAGTGGGGTATTCTCTGTTTGGGTGCCGAGGGCGGAAAGGTGACTGGGTGTCCTGATGGCTGGGCAGACAATACGTTGGCAGTTCTACCTGGTAAGATCAGCTGCTGCGCACGCCTTGCACAAACCCGACGATCAAGTCCCATATAAACAAGACAGGCAACGATAAGAGCCAAGCCAGAAACACAAACAGTTTTACGCCGAAGATGACCGCAAACACCACGGTCATGATCAGCATATAGATCATTTGTAGTTCTGCGGCCTTCCGTCCGCGCAGCTGGATTCCGGCAAGTTTAAAGGATGAATACTGCGGTTTGAGGAAGTTAAAGGTGCCCGCCTTGTTCTTCACAGATGCGCTGACACGGGTCTTGGACAGGTTGAAACCAACAGGGCCCGAACGCCAACGGCCAATCAGCTGAAACCGGCCATTTTGCAGCGCAACGCGTGTTCCGTTGGCGATGCGCGTCGAGGCACGCAGGCCCTTGGACGAATTGGCGGTCAGATTGACCGAGCCGACCTTCTTCTCGCCGCGAACCGCAACACCGCCAGTGCGCGAGGCACGCGTGTATTTGCCCCGGTGCTCGATGCGCACCTGCTTGCCGTCTTCGTCTTTTTTGCCCAGGCCGATCAT